GGTGGTCGGGACGGTTGGCATGGGTACCTCAGAATCGTTCGGTGGCTACGCCTTGCAGCAGTTCGTCGATGCGCTTGTTGCGGGCCCAGTTGGCGCCGATATCGACCGCGCTGCCGAGCAGGCTGGTAGCAGCCCCGAAGCCCGGCATGATCGTGCCGGCTGCGCTCGACAGGTTTCGGCTCGACAGTTCAGCCATCGTGGCCTGTGTGCCGAGGTTGAACGCCTGCAACCGGGCGGCCTCCTGCGCCCTGACGGTCGAGGCGTTGATGGCGAGGCGGTCGATCTCCTTGACCAAATCCATGCTGGCTACGACTTCCTTGGCCGAGCCCTGCCCCAGCGCCACCCCACGAGCAGCCATACCGGTGCGGGCGCCTGCACGGGCCTGACCTGCCCGCATGGTGTACTGGCCGGCTGCGGCCTGCCCCTGCTGACCAACCTGCGTGGCGGTGAACTCGGCTGCCCGGCGGTTGATGCGCGTCATCTGCGCGGCGAACGCCGCGTTCTGCGCCTGCATCTTGAGCTGGTTCTGCTGCGACTTGAGCGAGTAGTACGACCCGATGGCACCCGTGAAGGCTCCAAAGATCGACGCGATGTTGCCGCCGATCTGCAAGCCCTCGGCCAACTGCGATCCGAGCGTGAACCGTTCGCCGACGGTCGGCACGTCTCCCGGGGTCAGCGAGAACTCTGGACGCATGACCAAATTACCGCCGCTGGCTGGGTACGGCAAAGTTTGGAGCGGGTTGCCAGTTATTCCTGCACCGCGCTGTTGTTCCAGAGTCATTAGGAATTGGCTCATTGTCAGTCTCCTAGCGCAACTTCAAGGGTCAGACCCACAACCGTCAGGGGCAATGGGTCGGCTTGCCGGATGTAGACCTGACCGCCGGCCCGCCAGGCTGGCTTGAGGTCAACGTCGATCTCGTCGCTCTTGAGACTCGGCGGGGTGCCGTATGGCTCAGTCGTGCGCTGCTTGGCCTCCACGAGTCGGTCCGCCGTCGGGCCCACGAAGATGCCGCTCGACTTGAACACCCGCAAGTATGCCTTGTTGACGTTCTTATAACGACCCTGCCCGTAACCGTCGATGCTCATCACCGCCGGCAGGGTCTGTAGATCGCTCTCGTAGGGCAGGCCGACGTGGATCAGCACTGCGGCACGGTCTAGCGTCACGGAGCCGCTGGAGACGGTTTCCTGCGGCTGTACGGCCCCATCAGCGAGGATGCTGACCGTTGCCCCCTCCAGGTGCGCCAACCCGCTCACGCTGTCTCTGGCGAACGCCCAGACGGTCGTGGCGGTGTTGCGCAGGGCGACGGGCAGCGTGACGTCTACCCGTGCCGTCGCCACCGTCGTGCTGCTCGTACCGATGATCCGCAGGCGGTACTTGTTGCCCGCCGAATCGGTCAGGACGATGGCGTCATTGACGTCGGTCGTGGCCGGATAAGCGAAGATCGCGCTGCTAGCCGTGATCGTCAGCACGTCGGACGGACCCCAAGTCGTTCCGCCAGAGACAGTTACAGTCGTTGCCGTGGTGTTCGTGCCGTCGTACGTCAGGCCCGCGTCCACAAAGAAGCACGCCTCAAGCGTCGTAATCTGCCGGCTGGCCATCCGCTCGATGTAGCGCACCGAGTTGCCGTTGATCGTGCGCTTGACGACCACGTACACGCGGTCCTCGTTGCCCTCAGCCACGGCGGTGCATGATTCATACAGGCCCAGCGTGTCGTGCTGCGCCCAGGCTCCGATCTGCTGCTCGGGCATGTAGGTCAGGCTCAACAGGTTGCCGTTGCTGCTGACGAACCACAGGATCGGCTGCGGGCTCTTGCTGTAGCACATGTCCGACAGCGTCAGGTCATCGAACAGGTGAGCGGCCCGAATGGACAGGTCGCCCGTCACGAAGCCGCTAGCCTGCCACGAGTAGCCGAGCTCGCGCACGTGACCGCCTCGGGCAGCGCAGTACACGACCGTGTTGTTCACGATCTCGGGCTGGACGTCGTTGGCGCCGATGTACGACTGGGGTCGCACGCTGATGGTGGTCGGCGTCAGAGCGTCGGAGTTGATGGGGCTGACGCGCCATTCAGCACTGCTAGTCATCAGCAGTAACTGCGTCAGCGGGACAATGTGATTGATTGTGTTGAGTTCGCGGGCAGCCACGCGGATGCTGATACGGTCGCTGTCCTTGACCGGCAGCGAGTAGGACAGGTCGCTTTCAGTACCCGAGCGCGTCATCCAGATCGTCTGCGGCGCGTTGTTCGTGCCGGCGAAGATGCGCCGCTGCTCGAAGTACGACACCGAGCGCGGGTAGTTGTTCGCGCTGCTGAACGGGGTTTCAACGATGGGCGGAGTGATGCCCATGTCAGGCGCGATGTTGTCATCGTCAAACGACGTAGCAGCCGTCTGGCCGATGTATCCATACAGTCCGCTCTGACGCTTGTACACGTTGTACCGGAGCGCCCCCGCGACTGCGCTCCAGCTGATCGTGTTCTTGGCGCCGATGGCGTTCAGGTTGTTGATGACGTTGCCGCTCGGGCTTGCCGCGCTCTCGTCCACCGCGTTCTGCGCAATGGCCGTCACGACGTAGTAATTGTCAAAGTCCAGGCTCTTGTCACCGAACTGCACGAACCCGCCGCTCGCCCATGCGGTGTAGGCCGTCGTATCGACCGGGACGCCAGTGTCGTACGCCTTGACTGAGAACGTGTTCGTGGCCGGCGTCGTGTTGACGAGGTAAAACCCACTCAACTGCGTCATCGTGCCGCCGTTGATGTACACGCTGTCGCCGATGGCGAACCCGTGGTTGCCGACCGTGGTCACGACGCCGGGGTTGGCCTGCGTGATGCCAGTGATGTTGAGCGCGTCACCTCGACTGGCCGTGACCGTTGGGGCGCCAGGCACTGCGACCGGAGCGACGAACGTGATCGTTGTCAGCGTCCAGGTCGTGGCACCAAGGCGGCGCAATTCACGAGGAGCGTGATTAGGGTGCACGAGCGTCAGGACGTCGCCCGACTGCACGTAGTGGATCGAGAACAGGTCGGCCTCTTGGTAGGGCGACGGGATCTCGTAGGCGCTCGACGGCAGCGGATACCAATACGTCGCGTTCGGCGGTGCGTTGCCAGTCGTGGCCGCAATGCAGTAGTAGTTCACCCCACCCGAGGACACCAAGTCACCCACCACGTATGCGGTCGCGCCGTTGTAGGCAGCCGGCGATCCAGCCTGCAACGTGCTGCCCTGCGTGTGGAATCGGATATAGCCCTGCCCAAACTCGAGCACCATCGTCTGCGTCGTGCTGTACGTGAACGGCAGCAGTCGCGTGCGCTTGGTGCTGTCCTTGACCGTTGCAACGTAGAACGTGCCAGGCCGGTTCTCTGCCGGACCCTGCGGGGTTGGGATGAAGTTCCGCAGCTTGGCGGCTCCAGTCTGGAACTTGATGTCATCGATGCGCCCGAACATCTCCGGCGACAGTTCGCCGCCAGCGAACGACCTGTTGTAGATGCGGGTGCTTGGCATTGGTCAGCGTCCTGCAATCCAGCCCGTGATGTGTTCCGGCTTAATGTTGCGCTGGTTGGCGTCAGACATGCGAGCCTGTTGCAGGTAGGCCATCATCATCTGCGCCTGCCGCTTGCCCTCAGCCGCGCCCTGATCGCCCTTGATGACCGGGCCAGCAAGCATGGCGGCGAGGTGGTGCGACAGCGCCATAACGAACAGCGGGTCGAACTTGGTCGGGTCCGTGATGAGCGCCTGGTATCGCAGCAGCGCGTTCTCTTGATCGGTATACAGCACCTTGTTGCCGGACGTGTCCGTCTCAATGCTGTACGGCTGCGGCACGTAACGCCCAGCTGCAACGAGCGGTGCGTAGTTGTGCAGGAAGTCTGGGGTATCGCTGGGAACGAACTTGGCCGCGTAGTCGTTCTCGGCGTCGTGTGGCAGCACGCTGACGGCGACCATCATGTCGCCGGGGCAGGCATAGGCGTACTTCCACATGGAGTACGGCATCGTCACCTGCGCAAGCAGTGCGCGGCGAGACGCGAAGTTCCATGCGTGCATCTGAAGGAGGCTGTCGCGGGCGATGGGGTAGAACCGAGCGCAGTGCTCGGCCTGAGCCGACCCTTCAGGCGGGTCGATGCTGGCGATGGAGGCATCGTCGCCGAGGTGCGCGAGTGCCAGATTGCAGATCTCAACCACGCTTGCCATTCGATCCTCCTAGGAAAAGAGGGGCGCCGGGTGTTTAGGCCGAC